TATACCCATCCAAGTACAGGTGCTCCTACACATAAATTAAATGTGATTGTGCATCCTAAAAGAAAAGTAGCAGTAATTTGAAAAATACCTCCGAATTTATCTAACATTTTTATGTTCCTCCTTGATAATTTTCTCGTGCTCTGTGTAGAATACGTACGGCTGGCTATATAGGAAGTTATCCGTTTCAGGCTCATGTATCGTTAAACCAGGATACCTCTCGTTTAACCACTCAATATCCGAATGACCTAACTCTTGTCGAACTAAAACCAAGCCTACAACACTGACACGAGTATTTCCTGACCAACCTTCTAACTTTAACTTCTTTAGGTTATCCCACATCTCTTCACGACTATTATGGAATACCTTGATGGTCTCTTTCAGTTCCTGCTTATGTATAATCATTCCTGAACCTCCTTGCCGTTTTTAAAGTATAGAATGTAAATGTTGAACATACCTGCACCAGTAACTAACGTAGTACTGAACGCTCCAAAGTAGTTTTCTAGACATAGCAGAACGATAAGACCAACAATCATCCCTACAGTTAAGATACCTAACCAAATAGCGTAACGTTTAACCATTCGTTCCATCTTCATAGGTGTAATCATAGTTGCAACATAGAACCCCGTAAATACCTGAATTATTCCTACGGTCACGGAACCGTATATTATCTGACCTGCTCCCGAGAAGAGGATAATCATGATACATATTGGTAGGAACCATTTAAGCATAAAGTCTGTTGTTTTATTCATATTATTTTACCTCCCAAGTTAATTCTACTGCGTTATAGTAATTACCTTCTTTAAGTGACTCCCCATCTCTCAGATGTTGCGCTAATGCTCTGAACTGTGCGTTGCTATCTCCTGAAGGTAACTTCTCTCGTGTTTCTCTATCTCCTGCTGTAACATGGAACTGTACACATCGTTTTGATCCTTTAGTAAGCTTTGTAGCTCTCTGAGCTTGTACACGTTCGAACGTTAACTGGTAGTAAGCTTGTCCTGCCAATTGGCGCACTACATCTAAGATATGCCCTTCATATGTACCTAGCTGCTTAGTGCTACGTCCTTCACAGTCCCCTTCGGTAGTTACCTTCCATGTACCTTCAGGATCGAAAGGAATCGGTTTCTTTCTGTCTTCCTCTTCCTTCAGTAGTTTTGCTAACTCCCTTTGCTTACGTTCAATCTCTAATGCTAATTGCTCTGCTCTGTTCATAACTTTCCCTCCTAGTAAACTATTAAGATAACTCGAAGAAGTCACTCGTTTGCTTATTACGGATCATAGCTTGTACAAGTGAGTCTACAGGGATATGTGTAATTGTATCCCACTCAATTGTCGATAGCCCAATGAATACTCCTGTCGGTTTACCATGCTCTAACTTCTTCGTACCTGCAACGGAAGTCCATCTATCAGGTGTACGTTCAAAGAATCCGTCTTCGTTCACTCCTGTTAGTGTAGCCACTCGGCCGCTAAGTACAGGTGATACGAATAGTGGTGGATTCTCTTTCCATCCTGTGGTCTTCTTTACGGGGAACATCATGTTTGCAATCTGCCCCAATCTTGTTTCTCCACTGAATCGGTTTGCGTTGTTGATAATGGGTGTAGCTCGTTTCTTCGGCTTCTTCTCTGTACCTGGCTCTACTGCGTATACAACTGCATACAGTGCCGTATCAGGCTCCTTAATCAGTTCTACTATGTAGTAGGGACGTTTTTCTACGTAGAGAACTCCCTGCTTACGGTACGTTAAATCACTTGCTGAAATCTTAATTAAATCTCCATTCTCGAATGGATTCATACTGTAACCCCTCTCTAACTTGTATTCCTCCTCTATTATACAATATAAAGTATCATCTGTAACTATTTAAATTCATAAATCTACTCTAAATTTTTCTTAGCGATATAGTAAGCATCGTGGAGACTATCGGGTGCCCAGTCTCCTTCTTTCTCTAACTCTTCGTAGATATCAATGGACTCATAACCATCCATCAACTTTTTCTCGATGTGCCTAACCAATTTACTGAAGTTATTTGTGTAATCCATCTTATTCACCTCTATACTGTTTTACGGCTTCTGCGACTGCTTCCTTACTTCTATCTCCACTAACATGCCACTCGACTGCGTGCATAACATCATGTAATCTACCTTTCATAGTCTCTACACGTACTAAAGACTGCTCGATCGTATATTTCATGTTTAGTAATTCTCGGGCCGCATCTTTATGACCTAACTCAATCAGACTAGTTGCCATATTCTCTAACTCTACTAAATTCTCCTCGTCAAACAGTTCATGTATTTGTTTATAACATAAGTAATTGAAACTTCCTCCACTCATCCTAATTCCTCCTTCTTATAAAAGTAGTTTATTTGTTGCTTGTCTGTAACTTGATATCAGGAATAATCTCTTCAGGTCTAAACAGTACTTTGTAATGGTACGCATCTTCGTACTTAGCGTCTGTTTGTTCGATAAAGTAACTTACATTGTCACTTAATCCAAGGTAGTGCTTCTTATACTTACCATCACCAGTCTTACAAGTTACAGTTATCTTTTTCCCGTCACCAGCATCTAAAGCGCATAGTCCCTCAATACTTAAAAGGTACTTATCCGTTATACCATTGAAGAACACTACTCTTCGTTGAACCTCAAACGAATCTGCTGACTTAGATAAATTTTCTGAAACTACATCTGCTTCTGTACTACAACCTGCTAAACCTATCACTGCCATAATAGACATCAAACCTGCAATTAGTTTCTTCTTCATTTTATTCTCCACCCTTCTTAGTTAATTGTATCTCTAGTCCTAACCCGTCTAGCACTTTGATGAGCGTATCAATTTGGTAGTTGGTACCTGTTAGTACCTTACTGATCTGTGGTTGGTGTAACCCAACGTCAGACGCTAGTTTTCGTGTTGTAGTTTCTTGTTGTTTAATCTCGGATCGCAATGTGTCCGAGATATTCAGTTTACTCTTGTGCATGTTATCTCCTCCTAGTAATCAATTAATTCGTCCATAAGCTCGTCAATATTATCCATCGTAATACCATATTGTGCATGAACATGATACGACCTGTCAAGGCTACCCCAACTTGTTTGTACTTCCATATATAGCTCATTGGCTGCTACGAATACACGTAGAGTGTATTCAGGATTACCACGGTCACGATCCGTAGTATCTAGTCGTAAGCAAGGTGCTCCGTGTTCCTTAATGTGGTCTACAAACGACCAGTCATTCAGGAATCGAGGATTTAACGTTGATTCGTAGAAACCGTTACCCTTTAAGTACTCGTCCACCTGCTCGTCCACTATAACACCTGTACCTAATTTCTTTCTCCAACCCATTTTAATCATCCTCCCTCATTAAATCTGTGTAAACTGGGGTACCTGATTGAACCCATTCTAGAGCGAAGTAAAGCTTCTTAATTCTGTTATAGAAGACAGCACATCCGACATCACCTTTGAAGTACTTTCGGATCGCTTGCTTCGCTTCCCTACGACTCATCATTTTAATAGCGTGCAGTACCTCCTCTTGGTCTTTCTCGTCTCGTATCAAGGCGTGACTATACATTACGGAAATCTCATCTCGTAACTCTTGGGCAGTAATTTGTCGGTATAGATTCATAGCTTGTCCCTCCTTAGACGATTAAATCTTTCTCTTCACAAAGTCCTTGATTAAGTGTCCCGTTGACACTGTACACTACTCCATTGAATAAGAGATACTTATACCCTACGTTTTCAGCAACCTCTTGGCAGTAGTGAAATGCCTTACCGAACATATTCTGAGCGTTATATACCTCTTTCCATTTGATATCGTTTCGTTGGCGAACAACACTATTCTTTAAGAACTCCCCTGTTCCCTCGTCAAAGCGATGGATAGATACCTCATCTGCTTTGTATGTAGGCATTGCCGATTTAGCCGATAACGCTGCTTCCTTCTCACTGTCATAGAACCAAGACTTCGTTCCTACTACGTCACCTTTTAATGTGAATACAAATGCGTAAATTGTATCTTTTTCCATCTTACTTCTCCTCCTTAGTTTGGTATACTAACCCATTAATATAATCCGTATCTTGTGAGAATACTGGCGTGCTCTCATCTACTGCACAACGGGATCGTAATGCTCCGTTCTTTGTGTAGATTTCTTTTACGATACATACTCCACGTTTCTGCCATACAGGTAAGTCATTCCAGTTAACATCTCTTTCTAGCATTAACTTATCCTGTAACTGTCTTCCATTTAGACCTTGCAGAGATTTGTGTGGGAAGTTTGCTTGTGCTACCATTGAGATACTATTCTTTGTAGCGTCCTGTTGTCTCCATAAGAAGTAGTTGTTTACCTCATCTTGTGGTAAGACCCACGCTCTAGCGTCAAATAGAGCTAGTTCCTTCTCAGGGTATGTTTCCCTCATAACCTCGTTAAACTTCGCTGTAGCGAGCGATGCGGCCACTGAAACGATCTTCTGTAGGTTATTATCGAACCATGATTGAGTTGTTAGCTTTTCATAGTTTGTGATTAGTAGACTAATTTCGTCAGACTGTGTGTATGCTAGTTTACAACCCATAACGTTCTCCACTAAGTATTTACAAGTTTCCCACATTGCGTATGCTAGTGTTGAATCGAATGGTCGGTTCATACCTTTTGTATAAGTGTGGAACGCCTTACCATCAATACGCACGATTACTGGCATTCTCTGTGGTAACTTTATTCTATAAGCATTTTCATAACCTTTCATGCGGTTCCCGAATTTATCCATTTCTAATTCCTCCTGATATGTTAGTAATTATCTTATGTACCTAATTTACCATGATGTTGTCTTTAAGTCAACAACTTTTTTATTCATACTCTGTAGCGAACAAACACATTGCCCACTTTTGTTTCTCTGTTAATCTTCTATACATCATATAGTAAGCTATCATTGATAGTTGCTGGTCTAGATACTCTTTGTTGTACGAACCACGCTTTAATACTTTCTCAACTTCCTCTACTACTTGTCCATCGTCTTTAGTAGAGAGGAGGTGTGTAGCTCGGTCTTTCCAAGCATACACTTCCTCCTTCCTCGCTTCTCTAAAATCATAGTAATCTCTCATTGCCCACTCTACTGCGTCATCTGCTAAGTCACCCATATTAGTCCTCTGCTCCTGCTCTGTAGTTAAGTAAGTCTAGAATGTATTCAGTAGCTCCCTCGTAGTCGTTGTATCTGAAGTGCTTCGAAC